TTGTCATACCACCAAGGATTTTATCTGTACTAACAGCTTCAAATTCTTCATTACCTTTTTTACCTCTAAATGCATCAATGAATTTTCTTCTTTCCATTTTGAAATATTGATAGCATTTATTTTTCTTCCAAAAATTACCATTCTTAATATCATCCCAAGAAGCCCCACCTGGGAATATATTAGCAGCCAAATTGAAAGCATTATTAGCTGCCGTAACTTGAGAAGGACTCATGATACTATCAATCAATTTTTGTAATTCTTGTTTCTTATTATTTAAGTTATTAATTCTACTATCAAATTGGTTCATATAGTAAGCAGATATATTTGAATCTATTTGATAACCTTCACCTTTTTCTTCAATGTAAAGTTTTCTCAATGTAGTTTTATAGAAAGAGTTAGCTGTTTGAATTGTAGAACAAATTTCTGTATCAATAAGTACACAATCAAAGAATTTCTTTAATTTATCCAACATATCAAATACACCGGCATTTGCTAAAAAGTCAACATAAGACTGAAGTTGTCTTCTAATACGTTCTTTATTTCTGTCAAGCATTTTAAGAAATTCATCAATTTGAGCATAGAAATCATTTAATGTTTGTTTAACAGCACTCAATCCAAAATTATAGGTGAAACCAAATGAACAAATTTGATCTTTGAACATTCTAAAATCACCAACTAATTTATATAGTTCTTCTTGTACAGAAGGGTCATAATTAGTGTATTGTCTAATTGTTCTACAAAGCAAAGAATTTGGGTCAAGAACTTGTTCAAGAAATTCAGGACATTTGAATAATCCTTGACATAACGAATCTAAATCTAAATTTATTAATTGGTCAACCAGCCATTTTTGGAATACTTTTATCCCATTTATAATCGCTTCAATTCCTACGTCAATTGTAAATCTACACAATGACATTAAAGTATTCCATAGAGTATCAAGCGCTTCAAGTAAAGAGTGTGCTGTTTTAATTATTACTTCAAGAGCAGCTTTAATTAATAGAAAACTACCATAAATGTATTCACAAAGTATATCACCTACACCCATATTTTACCTACTTTCTTGTCGCTTTTACTACAGCTGTTTTATTTGGAGATGATGACATAGATTTAACTTGTGGTTTAGCACCAGATTGTACTGAAACATTGGACTTAGAAGCATTAGTTTTTGGTTTGCTTGCTTTCATTGTTGCATTTTGATTAGTTTTTGATTTATTTTCAGATGTATTTTTATCTTCATCATCAGCACTTTCTGTTTCAGATATATACCAATCATCATAATGAACAGTCATAGTGTATTTAATTGCTTCAGATCCTTCATAAGATAATTGTCCTTGTTCAATTTTAGTTACAAAACAATTTTTTAAATAATAGACATATATAAAATCTTTTTTAAGAATATCACTAACCCAAATTGCTATTGTATCAAAACAAACTGAAAATTCTTTATGAATATATCTATGTTCATAAAAATCTTCCATCCTCTTAAAGAAATTAGAAACTATAAAATTATTTTCACCTTGATCAGAGTGAGTATAAAATTCCAACGAAGTTTCACCAGCATTACTTCTAAATACAGGAAAAGATTTTTCACTTCCTAGAAATTTTTTAGTTACATATTTTGTATCAAATGAAGGTAAATTGACACTAATAGCAATCATACTAGGGTCATTATCATTATCTAATGTAATATTATTATCAGTTGGACTATAATTATGAAAACATACACGAAATAGATAATTCGGTAGTGGTGGTGAAGGTGGTAATTTTAATTTATCAAAATTTAAATCTAACATAATTATATCTCTTTATAACAACTATCTTCTTGTTGAACTTCACCATTATAAAATACTCTAAAATAATCATATGTAAAAGTAGCAGTTCTAGTTATAGTTTCTTCATCAACTTCATATGAAAATTCTTGACTACTTAATTTACTTAACCAACAGTTATTATATTCAATTATTACTGCACGATGATTTCCATTGCTTGTTTGTGGGTCTATTATATATTGAGCATTTTCTGGTCTTAATAAAATTAATCTTATTTTTCTATTTTTATTAAATTCTTTATTATATGAATATGCTCCTTTATCTGTAAAATATGCATCACACATTGAATCAGCATGAAATATTTTTTCCAAAATTTTAGTTATTATAAAATCACTGTTTTCATTAAATTTAATATCTAATTCACCAGAGTTAGCAACTCTACCAGGCAGTTTACCTTCAACACCAGCATAATAAACAGGTATAGAAGTTATACTTCTTTCATTCCAAGAACAAGATATAACGGCTTTTGTTAATATATCAGCATAAAGATCTTGGCTCTCTGGGTCTATAAAAAATTGTTTAAAATCAAGTTCAAACAACCAAGTCGGAACTGGTGGTCTTTGGTAAAAATCATTATTCCATATAGAATCTATTGCCATAATATACCTTCTGTATATTTATTACCTGTTTGCACCATTATTATAGAATCCCTCAGATTCTTCAGCATGAGAAGGTCCGCTACTCCCACCGCCACCAACACCTCTAGTTGGTGGTGTAGCACCTCTCGTTTGTCCGCGTTGAGATCCTCTATCTGCTTGTTGTTCTTGTGCAGCTTGTGATTTCTTTGCTTCTTCAGCAGCTTTCATTTCTTCTTCTTTTCTTTTACGAGCTTCTTCAGCAGCATCATGTGCAGATTGACCACCACCTTCACTTGTTTGGCTTACAGTTGTATTGTTTTGACTACCACTTTCATTTGCACCTATATTAGGTGGTGTTCTACTTTGTCCTGCATTGTCTTGTGTATGTTTAGCATGTTCAGATGTATTTACTTCTGTAGTTACATTTTTACCTCTATATACTTCTTCGCCATTATCTACCACAGAAGTATAGTATTGTGTATCACCATTTTTTGTTTCACTTACAAGACCTTCGTGGGCATTTGATTCTACAAAACCATTATCTACATCATATACTTTACCTGATTCCTTATCTTCGTAGTATGTTTTTCCATCTTCAGTTTTATATAATGTTCCTTCTTCACTTTCATATTTTTCATTTCCAAGTTCATCTTTATGATAATTTGGATCTGGTTGTGATTGTTCACCACCTTTACTTTCTTCTGCTGGTTTAGTTTCAGATTCTGCAGGTTTAGTATCTTGTCCTTTTTCACCAATACCTTTTTCTTCATTTTGTGTTTTATCAGCACCAGGTTGTTCACCACCAAGGTCATTAGAAGTTCCATTATCTTGATTTGTTGTTCCTTTATTTGCTGAAGGTGTTTCAGCTTTTGGTTCTTCATTCTTTGGTTGTTCTGTTGGTGCACTATTAACTTCTGTTTCCGTTGCTGGTTCTTCTTTATTATCTTCTGGTTGTTTTGGATTTTCATCTGGTTTCAAATCACCAGCAGGTTGAGAAGGTTCTTCATTATTAGGTGTTTCTCCTTGTGGATTATTTTCAGGTGGTAAATCATCTGTTTTAGGTGAATCAACTGGATCTGTATTAGGTGGTGTTGAAGCATCTGGTGGATTAATACTTTCTATAGGTTGATTTGGACTATTATCTTCGTTACCTTCATAATTTTCATTATTTTCTTCATCATTTAACGGTGTTTCTTCTTCATTATTATCTTCTTCATCCCAATCAATTTCTTCATCTATAAGTGATTTTTCATAACCTTCAAACGCTAAATTTAATGTTATTTTACAAGGAGAATCACTTTGATATTCTAAAGTATAAAGAGAATAGTTTATTAATTTCAAATTACTGAATACATATTCATAAATGTATTTGTTTAGTTTATTATTAAGAATTTTTATAGTGATATTATCTATTATTTTTTCATTTAAATCACTATCATACAATCCATAATTAGTTTCTTTTATATTATCGTCATTATATTTTTGATTTATTGATAAATTAAGATATTGAAAAAATCTTTCCAAAGTATAAGAAGGTTTTATTATAAACTCAGGATCTTCGTCAGAATGTTTATTTGGATTTTTTTCATATTCCCATGTTTCATAAAAATCTAAAGTTAATTCTTTACAAGAATCATATTTTGGTGTAAGGAAAATTTGTTCCATATTTCCATACACCATAGTTTCTTCTTCATATTCAATTTTAGGTATAGTAAAACCACAACAAGTATTTAATTCTTCAAATTCATCATCATATTTAAACTTAATCAGAACAACAAACGCATCAGACAGTTTGATTGATTTATTATTCCAAAAATGTGTTAATGATGTTAATGCCATAATTAAGCTGTACCCATACCTTGATAAGACTTAGAACCAGTATTATATGCTGTTTTTTCACCAGTCCATGTTCTAGTTGTTAAATCAACAACATTACCTTGTTTATCAATAGATTTTGCTTCAGCCAAAGCAAAGTCACCCCAACCAGATCCAGTTTTACCTGTTGTTTCCCAGTTAGGTGTTAATCCTGCTTGATGTGCTAATTCAACAATTTTATCCAAATCTTCTTGTTTCATATTACTGGGTGTTAATTTATTATTATTTTTATCCATCATAGTTAAATCTATCTTTTGACCAAGTAAGTGTGAACCAGATTCAGTACCAATTCCCAATTCATGTCCTGTATCATTATAAGCATTTATTGATACATTATAACCATTTTCTTTCATTAATCGTTCAAATTCACCATAAGCTTTTTCCATTCGTTTAGCATTTTCAATTTGAACTGCTTGTAGATCTTCTTTTGATACCTTATCTTTATAAGGAGATTGTTGAATTTTAGCAAATACATCATCAGTTTCTTTTTTAGAAACATTGAAATCTTTGGTTGTACCACCAGTTCCTCCAGCACCACCAGTAGCACCAGTACCACCAGCATTACCACCACCAGTAGTATTATTTCCAGTATCACTACTATTACTACCGAAGTTTCCTTCACTACCAGGCCATTTAACTCCTTGATTATTCTTAGTACTGTTATCTTTGAATATGGCTTCTTCATTAAATTCATCATTTTCTTGTGCTTTAGTTTCACCAATAACAACTTTAGATTCATCCCATTCATCAATGATAGCATCAATAATAAATGTAATAGTCATTGTTACTTGTGCAGCTTGACCATCTCTTTTAAATTGTGGTTCAACAAAAGAAGCTAAATGACAAACATATCCTGTGCTTTTTGAGAATCGCATTTTATCATCAAATTCTTCAATAGCAATAGTTATTCTATATGGTGCTTTACCCCAGGATTCTTCATTTATAGAATCAAGAAAATTTGTAATATCCATTGCATCTGTTTCTTCAAAAGTAATCTCAAGTTTTCTTGACCCAATTGACCATGTTTGAACTGTAAATATAGTATTACCCAAATACATTGTACCTTCACTGGCTTTTCCTTCCATTTTGGGTAATGTAATATTAGTAAGAGCAATGTTTAATATACTATCATAATCATTAAAGCCAGTATAAAAATGTGTCTTAAATCTAAATGGCAATTTAGGTTTAATCGGCCAAAATGATGTAATAGATAAGGCTTTCATAGTGTATTTATAAATACGATATGGCTGACCAACAAACAAATCCAACAGCACCAAAAGCATCTGACCCTAAATCTGGTGGTGCAGATAAAAAGGGCGATGGAAAAGGAAAAGGTAAAGGTAAAGGTAAGGGCAAAGGTAAAGGAAAGAAGAAAGTAAATTCCAATTATACTGCTATTACTGGTGAACCACCATTATCTGTTGATGAAAAATTCTTAAAAGAATATGGAAATAACTATTTTGAATTGATTACTTCCGATATAAATTTGAATAAAGGAAATGGTGGTTTTTATAAATTAGCTGGTGTTTTGAAAGAAGTTCCTTCATTTAGTATGAGTTGTACTTGGGAAAAAGGCCCCGCCGCTACCGTATCTGACACAGTTAAAAGTTTTATGTGTTCTCCAATGATGGAAATGATGACTACTATGGGAGGACAAGATAGATCTTGGATGAATTTGGATGAGGGTACAGATAGAGTTTATTCTTCTACAACAAGACCTTCATTTAGTTTAACATTCAAATTATATACAAATGATAATATTGGTTCACAGCAATTATCTACATGGAAAACTTGGTTAACCGCATTATCAATATATGCGACACCTAGTGTAGATGCTAAAGTAAATATTAACACTATGGCACAGAATGCTATTAATGGACTTGTTGGAAGTCTAGAAACAGTTAGTAAAGCAGCTGAAGGATTCAAAGATGGTTTTTCTGGTGGAAATGATAATAAAAAAACTGCATTTAACAAAATAGTAGGTGGTATTGAAGGAATGGTGAATAAAGCAACATCACATATTGCTGGTAGAGATGGTCCTGGGCGAGTTGAAAAAAATGCAAATGCTAAAAATTTTTATGGTTCAAAATTATGGAAACTTAGAATTTTACCAGGTATTTTTATGAAACCATTGATTGTTTATATATCAAGTTGGGGTTTTACTTATTCAAAAGAAATTAATATAGAAACAATGGAACCTATATGGGTAGAATTTAAGCTTAATTGTGAAATGGATCAGATTGCAAGTGCTGCGGTATGGATGGATTATTTGACAAATGCTTATAATCTTTAAGTTTTAAATAATTCAGTAATATATTTGTTGGAAAGAGATAGTCTTGTTTCCATAGATAATTCAAAATCAACCCATAAAGGTTTTGGCATTTTGTGTTCATCATCCCATGAAAATTCTGTACTTGGCTTAAAATTAAATGATGTTATAATCCAATCTATAGGATAAATAGTTGTTTTATTTTTAACACCGTTTACACTTATAGATGTTCTATTAATTTTTCTAGCATTAGCATAATCGCCAACACCTTCAACATTACCAATAACTAAAACAACAGTAAAATTAGCATTATTATTACCATTACCACTTTTTGCTATAATACTATTATATAGAGAATTCATTGTATTTACAGCATGTGATATAACTTTTCCGGCTGTATTTCTATCATCTGCTTTACTACTTTGTAAATTCATTGCTTGTTTACCAGCATCAATAATTGTATCTAATGTAGATACTGCACCATTAACAGCATTACGAATATTCTTTCCTGCTTGTGAGCCTACACCTTCTTCACCAGATATTTTTTTTGAACCAGTAGCAGATTTCATTGGTGAACAAATATGAATTAAAAATTTAATTATATCATTATAGTTTGTACATCCAAGTCTATCATTATTATATGCTTTAAATTTTAATGAAATTTTTATTGGTGAAGCATCACCATTTACTTTTTGTTGTGTCCAAGCATCAGAACAAATGAATGGTTGAAAACCAGCACTACTTTGACCAGCAAACATTTTTATGAATTTACTATTAGCATAACCAGCGATTTTCTTACCAAGTGTAGCACCACCAGCATCACCCCAAGGAGTACTTAAATCCATTGAAATATTGTCAAGCATTATACCATTAAATTCGGTAATAGAAGTTCGCCATTTATTTTTATTATTTTGATAAAAACTATTAGCACATAATGATATATTAAAACCATTATTAATGCCTAAATAAGTATTATTTAGACTTGATTTACCTTTTATACCAACAATGGCTGTTCTTTTAAATATTTCTAATCCCATTAAATGCTCCAAACAGCATTAGTCTTTTGTTCACCCTTATCATCCATAGAAGTATTAGTTAATATACCATTTAATAATTTATTAGTTTCTTCCATTTTTTCAATAATTCCATCAACATTAGTAGAATTATTGATTGTAACTGACTGTATAGCATTTGTCTTTTTACCATCTGCTACTTCGCCTTTATTAGAAGAATCAACCATTGAACCGATTTGAATTTTATTTCTTTCAATACTAACTAATGTTTTTGATATTTCAGTAAGGATTTGAACTGTTTCTTTATGCATTTTTTCAAATCCTTCAATTAATAAACTAAATGGATTCTTTTGGGCTTCTGCTTTCTTCTTTTCTTCTGGTGAAAGTTCCATACCAAGCCCAGTTTTAATTTTATTTTTTATTGATGAGAAAATAGCATTAGCAGAATTAATCACATTACCTGCCATAGACATCATAGCAGCAGCCATAATAGTAGCATTTATACCTTTTAACATTTCAAATAGTGCATCAGAAAGTGTAGTTAAAACATTAGATAATGATGCTACTAAATGATCTGCCACCGTTTTTAACATATTAGCAACAGAATTTATAACTTTATCAAATAGATTTGTGACAGTCTCTTTAACTTTATCAAATATATTGGTAAAAAATTCTTTTATTACATCTATACCCTTTTTAATGATTTCCAATAAACCACCACCAGTTATAAATTCTTTTACTTCACTGAATACATTAGTAATTTTTCCAAATACTTTTTCAATTATACTTTCACCTTCTTTTTCATCTTTTGAACCAGATCCGAAAGCTGAACCAACAAGACTTTTAATACCACCAACAATATTTTTACCAACTTCAGCAGCAGTTCCAATTGGGTTATCAATGAATTTTTTAAGCAAATTAACTATACCGTCAAATACAGGTTTCAGTGCTATTACTACATCATGTATAGGTTGTAATATTGCAATTAATGTATCACCAACTAAATTCACAACTTTATTTACAATAGATAGCAAATCTGTCACTAAAGTTACAACTGAAGTTAATAATTTTACAACTGAATCAGCAATTATAGTAATTAATTTTCCATATGCTTCAAGTAAAGATGAAATTAAATGTGCAATACTAATTAATACTTTTCCCAAATCACCTTTAACAGATTCTAATACATCTGCTATAACATTTAATATTTTACCAAATATAGGTATAAGTTCTTTGATTTGGTCTTTGAATAATAACATACCAAGTATGATAGCAGCAAGAATTAAAAATACATAAGGACCAATAGCAGCATGGAAAGCAGCAACAACTTTGACAAGTGCTTTAGTAATAAATTTATCAAGCTGAGCGAAAAGTTTACTTGTAAATGCTAATAATGCACCACCAATTTCAGATACACCAGCACTCTTTTTAGCAGCGGCAGGTGATAGATTTTTAGTTTTAGAAGATTCTTTATTCCAAATTTTTGCTACTTTTTTAGGATTAGACCATAATCTAAAAAATTTGGCTTTTAATTGTTCGTCATTTTTACCCAATAAAGTTTTTATACCTTGGATTGGTTTCTTTACTAGATTTGCTGCTTTTTCTTTTATCGCTGAAATCGGCCTAAAATTCGCTATTTTATTTTTAAGTCCACTAAAAGCACCAGATAATTTACCACCAAGACCTTTTAATGGATTTAATCCAGCTAGTTTGCTTTTCAATCCGCCAAAAGCACTAGATATTTTACTACCTAGATTTTTAAATGGTGTTGTTAATTTTTTAATGCCTTTAGAAAAAATATTGCCAAGTTTGCTACCAAGTGATTTTAAGGAGAATAACCCGGAAAATCCTTTACCAAGACCTGCCATTGAAGATGAAACTGTTTTTATATCATCGTGAACAGAATTTTTGAATTCCTTAACTACATCCAACTGAGACTTCATAGTCTGTAGTTGTAGTAAATTCACTTTTACATTTTCATCAACAGATGCTGGTCCTTGTGCCATTAATTATACCTCTTACTATTTATAACTGGCTATAACCAAAATTGATCTTCATATTCAATATGGTCATCTTTGTCTACTTCCACATTATTTTGGTCTTTATAATGCTCGGTTATACATTGCCCAATAGCATCATAACTTTGGCCGTCTATATAAGAAACACTATTGTCAGTCAACAGGTTATTTCGTTCATTCATTGGCTTAGACATAGGTCCACCCATCCAAGTGCTCTTCTCGCCTTCCCAATCATATTTTTTCAATTCATTTTGAAGTCCAGCCATATAGTTTTGGAGCATTTCTTCCCTAGTTCGTTTAGTTTCTTCTAACTGTTTTTGGTGTTCTTTTTCTATGGCAATTTGCTTTTGTCCAGCCAAATAGCCCACAACATTTTTACATTTTTGGCAGTATTTCCTATATCCTTCATTTATGTTATTGAAATTTGTAGGGGCGCCGCAATGTTGGCATTTGCCTTCGTCTGGCTTTTTCAAATGTTTGTCATAGTATTCCTGGACAGTCATATGGTGATTGTTTTTTAAGTGTTTTGAGAATAATGTATGATAGCCAGTAATCGTATAACCACATTCTTCACATTTTATAGAAATCTCTGAATCACGATTTATATGTTTATAAGCACATTTATCGCATTTCTTTCTATATCCAGCACGAAGCGAAATGAATTTTGTAGGTTTACCACAGCATTCACATTTGCCTTCTGTTCCGTCATTGAAATACTTATCGTAGTATTCTTGCATTTGGATTTGGTGGGCGCTTCTTAAGTGCTCTGCTAGAGCATATGCAGTTTTGAATTCCTTACCACATTCGCGGCAATTGTAGTTTTTGGAAATCATTGGATTACTCCTCGTCGGTCATCAAATCCAAATCTAGGGTTTCTACCTCAAAGGTTACTGTGAACTTACTTAATTCAGATGATTGGTTAGTGAATTCTACACTACTAACATTGTTCAAAATACAATGACCGAATTTTAATTTAGAAACAATTTCGTTATTATTTGTCAAGTTAATTACTTCAATTACATCAATACAATCAAATCTAACTAATTCTTCACCAACAAGATTTTTCTTTCCACAGGTTTGCCCATGTCGCATATACCACATCCAAGCATAGAAAGCATACCAATTCTTTCTGTATTCGTCTACTTGGAAAGTCATAGTAATAGTTTGTAAATCTCTAC